ATTTTATACTTAGACTACCCAACCTTGTTATTACACACTGGAAAAAACATAAGGAGAAATTTGGACTTCAACCAGGAATACTCGATCATTGGGGAAATATGTAATAACATTTGTAAAGACAAAGATCTAGTTGGTGATTTAACACAAGAAGTAGCCTTAATCTGGTGTGAACTAGATCCCAATAAAAAGAACGTTATACATAATTCCAATTCCTTTACGTGGTGGGTTGCTCGCACTACAAAGAATCTTTGGTCATCATCCTCGTCACCGTTCTATTCAAAGTATCGCAAGGTAAAAACCCAACAGTACCAAAGCTATAACACCCCAGATCCAGATCAATACGATTACCAAGCAGATGAACAGTTTGAACTCATGATGAAGTATGTGGATAGGCTGTTTCCTTCAGAATACAATATCATACATTCTTACTACTTTAAAGGAATGACCATCATGGACATAGTGCAAAGATTTGATGTAGACAAGAATTTTGTATGGAATACTATAAAACGTGTTGGTAGATCTTTAAAACGAAAAGTACAATGGGAATTGCAAGGTTGGAACGAAACACAACTATTGGAAATGGTCATAGACTATGTGGGTAAAAAAAGGTTAAAGATTGAGGAACGCCAGATTGTGTTGGATGTGTACAATGTGCTACACGATGGTAATTTCAATAACGTGTACGATAAAGAAAGAATATTACAAATGCTGGGTAAGTTGGTGATTCGCCTTAAGTTATGAGAAACTCCTAGCCTCCGTTGATATATAAATTAAGAACTTAGGCGACTTTTTTCCATTATTGTTATTTGATTTCGACTCTACTATTTACTGAAGCCTAAGTTCGCATATGTGTCTTCTTAGCACAACCCTAAGTCCCCGGTTACAGCCATTACTGGGGACTTTTTTTGTCCGGACATTAAAAGGTCACGAATTTTGGAAACAAAAGTTCATATATAGATTATAACAATAAAGGTCAATGGCTATTACCGACCTTATAAGAAGACAATATGAAACTATCCCAAATAGATTCTTACTTAAAAGCCCTCGATGAAATCTTCGAGGCTACTTCCTATAAGGTTCAGTGTCGCTTGATTGACCAACTAATAAAATCAAGTAAATATGGAAAACCTAAAAATTTGGGAACTAAGAAAAATGCTGGACGATAAGTTCTATGAAGACTTTAGCAAGCATGAAAGTTTAACAGAATTAAGTAGATGGAGAAATCCAGATCTTAATCGCATACGTAAATTAACCAGAGCTGACATCAGAAAAATCCTTGGTGACAAAAGATTTGAAATGTCAGGATACGAAGGTTATACAGGGGATTGTACTGTACACAACCAAAAGGTATTAAATGTCTTTGCCAAGTTCGGTATTTACGATTATACAGAGTATTTGTTTTTGGATTTTTATAAAGGTAGTCCAACACTGTACTACAGATATTGGAGAGAAAAAGAACATAGAGTAAACATGGACTGGGGAGGTTTAACTACCTCTGAAATTGTACTGGAAATTCTAAACCTCACAGTATATTCAGGCAGACAAACTAGAAGAAGAGGTTAATAATGAATAAAAGAAGTAATTTAAATGCAAGATTTTCCTACTTCTATGAGGTAGGAAAATCTAAAAAACAAAAACCAGATAAAGAGGTAACCCTTAGAGATATTGCTGATGTGGTAGTTAAAGGTTCTTTGGAAGGTAAAACACTTCTTTATAGGGATGCGCTAAAAGCATTTGGCAAGGATCATAAAACTAGCAAGGGCTTAAAGAAAAAGCTACCTATGTTTAAGGTGTTTGGGCTTTTTACAGGTCTAAACAAATCTGATTATGTTGAAGGTACATTTTCTGGAATGTGTCCGTTTGATATAGATGTACAAGACAATAAGTCGTTGACTAAAGAACAGTGGGATGATTTATATGTGACTATATGTTCCTCTCCCTATGTTGTGATGTGCATGCGCAGTCCATCTAATGGATTGAAAGGTCTAATTGCTGTAGACTTGGAGCATGAATCAGCAAAGAAAACAGAGGACATTATAAAACAATCCGTGTACCCTGTGTTTTCTCAACTGTGGAGTGTTAAGTTGGATGCAGGACAAGCAATATTCCATATGGGTATGTTTCTAGCACACGACCCTGAGGCACATTTTGCTGTGGAATCTATACCGTTCGTGCCTGATCAAAGCATTATACCAGAAACACTTGGTAACAACGAGTATTCTGCAGAAAATCACGCTATGAAACGTTTTCACAGCATCGTTAACCAATTAAAGTCTTTGGAAAATGGTCAGGTGTTTCCTATGACACAAAGTCTTACACCACAGATTGCTAAGATGGTTAAAGGTGGTGCTATTAAATTGCCCAAAGATGTGGTAAAAGAAAGCTTAGTGTCTGCTATTATACAAGCACCTGGTTGTTCAGATCCTAAAAAGGCAAGAAAGGATTTGGAAAGCATGTTCGACGTGGCATATCGTGATTACGATCCTATTACTTTGGATAATGTGCAGTCAGATGAGTTTTTAAAATGGCTGGCATTTCAAATTCGCGTTAATGCTTGGTCTGAAACCCTGCCTTATGTCATGGTGGGTAACGATTACTTTGAAAAGGTAAATGGTGAATTGCTGTATAGAAAAAAAGAAACCATTAGTACTAAACATCCTGGGGTTAAAGGTCTTTTCCAAGACATACCAAAATACACCTCATTTGTATTTGAACCAGATTTTCTTAAACCACAGCAGTACATTAATATAGGTGAAGGTACCTATTGGAATACATTTAAACCTTTAGATCATCAGCCCGCTGAAGGTAAGTATGAAACCACCATGAAATTGATTAACCATTTGTTTGGCGCATGGGATAGGGAAAGAGATCAGGTAGATCTTTTTTTAGATTGGTTTCAAGAACTCTTGACCAATCCTAAACAGAAATTAATTGTACCCATTCTAGTTTCTGCCAGTCATGGTTCTGGTAAGTCTATGTTACTTGAGTGGCTACAAGAAGTACTTGGTAAATCTGCAGCACCTATCAACCCAGAAGATCTTGGTGCACAATTCAATTTGTTTATTAGTGATAAGATACTGTTGCATATGGATGAAATGCCATCTACCAACAGAGATAAACACTTTTATGCTATAGTTAAGCGTGTGACCACTTTGGCAAAAATGAAGGTGAATCCTAAAAACCAAAACGAATACATGGTAGATTTTCACGGTCACCTTATAGCAACATCTAATGAATTGGATGATGTGATGAACATACAAAAAGATGACCGCCGTATTTGGATACGAGAAGTACCTCCATTTCCAGAACACCAGGTAGATCCAGATTTCAAAAAGAAGCTTATAGCAGAAATCCCTGCCTTCCTGGACTACATACTGAAGCGTAAAGCTGTACATCCTAGAGTCGGGGGCCTTAGATTTGCTCGCGATGTGTTCCGTACCCATAGGTTAGATAGTGTCAAGGAAAGATCAAAAGGTGCGCTTTACCATCACATCAAAGAACACTATCAAGGTATCTTTGAGACCGAGTGGGGCGGCGATTTTATGATTGTGCAAAAGAATGAGGTTAAGGAAATGCTTACAGATACCTATAAAAGATCCTGGACAACCATAGACATTGAAAAGGTTTTTGAGGACCATTTTGGGGCAACTTACCAGACACATAGGGTAGAAGGTAACCGGAAAAGCAAAAAGGGTTGGAAGATTACCAGAGAAAACGTAGGTGCCGATCCCGTGGAGGTACAAGGACAAAAAGGTTACGAAATCAACTCACCAAATTTGCTAAAACTTTGATTATGAGCGGTTTAGGATACGTAACCTTTTTTCGTAACCTTTTTGGTTACGCAGACTTGGTAGGAAATACACTAATTACACTACTAAAAAGAGTAAAACAGGAATATACTCTTATTTTTTTTGGTTACAAGGTTACAAATAAAGAATATACTATAAAACTGTACCATACGATATCGTAAGAGCAGTTTTTTCCGTAACCAAAAAAAGGTTACAAAAAGGTTACAAAGGTTACAAACATGAAAGAGAAAATATTAGCATTTCTGATTGTGAAATCAGTTAACAACAAGAACATCCCAGTGGACATCGCACAATGGGCTTTGGAACTTAAGATCAACCCAATGGACTTAAGACTTATGCTTAATCACCTACAGATTGTAGGAGAGTTAAAGCAATGGGAAGAAGAAGGTGTACAATACGTAAACATGTTTGCATGAGACAGAATAAACAACTTAGCTTACCGGAGAAGGCAAGACTCATAGATCTGGATCTGGTTAACGAACTTTATAAGTGGGCAGAAGATAACGGTATTGAGATCCTTTCTGAGGAAGTTTACTTTATCCTATGCATGGATGAATTTCGTGTCGTTTATTCAAGGGCCTCCGAACGATTACAATGTTATTACGTGGGATATGGACATGACACTGTGGAGCGTAGCTTGTTTGACTTCGAAGACTTAGATGAAATCTTAGCATGGATAGAGCATTCCAAGGGCATGGAACTTAAGTACACCGAAGTCATTCACAGAGTACAAAGCGAATTGATGGGTCACAAAGCTTCAGACTACGAAAAGAGATGGAACGAACGTCTGAGATATTACCTAAATAAGAAATAATTTTAGAAAAAATATCTATTGTAAAGAACAACAAAACAATATGCCATTTAAACCAGGACAATCAGGGAATCCAAAGGGTAGACCACCTGGGGTTGGCAATGCCACCTCGGAGTCGATCAAAGCTACCTTTGCTGCTCTGTTAGCAGGGCACGAAGACAAACTTCAGGATGCTCTTCAGAAAGTCTACGACCGAAGCCCGGCCGAGTTTCTTAAGTATTGGATTGAGATCTCGACCAGATTCGTACCTCAGGTTTCTCGCAAAGAGATCACCGGGAAAGACGGGCAGGACTTTAACCCGATTAACATAGTTCTACCCGAAAATAAAAACAACAAATCATGACACAAGAACAAACCCTCGGAATCATCAGACACTTCCTGTCTGGACTCGGCTCTATCGCCATCTACAAAGGTTGGATCGATGAATCTACTATGCTTGAACTGCTTGGTGGTATTATGACTATCACTTCTATAGTTTGGTCATTTTGGAATAAGAAGAAGGACGAGTAATATATGGATAGGCAGTTTAAGTTTTTGGATGCCTATGCCCCGGTCTTCTACGAGGATAAGACTTATTGGATTATCTCAGGTGGCCGTGCTTCCGGTAAGTCCACTAACATAGCTGCTTATTTTGTAATGAAGCTCATGGGGGATGATTACTTTCGCGGGGTGATCGCGAGGTATACCCAACGTGCACTAACAACTTCGATCTACCGAGACATTATAGACCTCATCACAGACTGGGGATTAACCTCATACCTCGAGGTTAAGGGCGACGAGATTAAGAACACCCGCAATGACAACATGATTATTACCCACTCCATGAAGCTCCAGGAAGGAACCATGACCGCGAGGGGTAAGGGTCTAGCTCGGGTGTCCCACCTACTCGTAGACGAGGCAACCGAGTTACCGAGCGAACAGGAGTACATTAAACTTATTGACTCCTTCCGTACCAAAGGGATCGAACGCAAGATCTTCCTCTTGTTTAACCCAACTTCTAAGACACACTGGATATTCCGTAGGTTCTATACCCCAGACGGACAGCCACACCCAAAATGGGGTATGGACCACGGATTTATCCACACCACATACTTCGATAACTACGACAACTTAGATCCTAAGAAAATGGACGAATGGGAACGTGCTAAGTATGATGACCCAGAATACTATACCCACCACATCTTAGGTCAATGGTCCGACATCGGAGAGGGACAGGTGTACAAGAACTGGAAGTTCGATTGGCAACCAGACCCAGAAGCCGAAATTATCTATGGGGTCGACTTCGGCTTCGCCTCGGACCCTTGTGCAGTTATAGAGGTTCGCAAAAGAGGCAAACGTCTTTGGCTCCAAGAGTTAACCTACGCCTCGGGGTTAACCAACACGGACTTAGCCCAGATCCTCGAGGATAAGGGTGTACCAAAGACAGCAACGATATACGCTGACTCTGCGGAGCCCAAGTCAATCGAAGAATTAAAACGACTAGGATACAGAAACATAAGATCGGCAACTAAAGGACCGGATTCGATTAGGGCCGGCATCAATAAGGTCAGAGAGTTCGAGGTACACGTAAACCCAGAATCTAAGAACCTCATCGAGGAGTACCAGTTTTACTCGTACAAACAAGGGACTGACAAACCACTCGACGATCACAATCACTTACTCGATGCACTCCGTTACGCACTCAGTAAGCATAGATCGGGTCCTGTAATTGCAGTGCCCACAATGACAAGATATTAATGGGAAAGAATAGAAAAGCACACCGTAAGAAAGTCAGGGCTAGGAATGCCCAAAAGAAAGCACAGCAGAACAAGGTGCTTAAGTACATTAAAGACCAAGGCATGACACCACAAGAAATGTTAGCCAAGATCCAACGGGGTGAGGTTAAGATTTCTGATGATCAGGTTTTCGGACCGAAGGAGACTGTTCTTCAATCTCCTCAGCATACCACGACTTTAACCCAAAGCGGTCCGGTAGGTCCATCAATCGAGATGGACGACACTCGGATAAAATATGTGACTCCTTATTCGCAGGCAGGGGAAACTCAGACCACGAACCCTCGGGATACACAATAATCAGACTATCAAAGTTAAGACCCGAATGCACCCTGATCTGCCACACGGTTCTTAACACCGAAGCAGGCAAGGGTAAGTGTTTCGGTTCACCCCACATCTGCCTCGCCCTTTCAAAGTCCTCCAACGAGATGGTTAGTTTCATACTTTAATAGGATTCTGGAAATCAATTTTAGCTGCTGCATCTGCTGGGATATCTCCACGGTAATACCAATCGTAAATAAGGGATACTGAACCCATGTTAACCAAGTAGTGTGCAACCGGACAACCTAAGCGGTTAGCCTTTTCGTAGATACCATGGGATTGCTCAGCCCATTTAAGTGGACAGTTAATAATGTCGTCTTCCCAATCGTCGTTGAATTGTGCTAAGAACCCAACCAAAACCCAGTGGGCTTCTGTAGCCAGGGTTTTCCAATTTTCGTAGGTGTAAGTCTTGTTTACAAAGTCACGATCTTCTTGTTCTAAGCGACTAAAGGCAGATCCGTTTTTTACCAGCCATTTGTAATTGTTAACATCGTCGCGATTAAGCTTAATGCGGTCGTAATAATTTTTTGTTGTACTCATACTATTATTTGTTAATGATAGTGCTAATATAAGGACCCCCGACGACCTAAAAAAATGAAATTTAAAAAAAGATACATAGTATAACTACAAATACAATCTATGGTTTATAACTGGAACAAACTTACTGTCGAACAATATTCCCGAATGGTCACTTTGGGCGAGCAGCCCACGACTGACCAGGTAATCTGGGCACTTACAGGGAAAAACAAAAACGATATAAAGCTGCACGAGGTTAAGTCTATGCACATCGGAGACCTTACCCCAAAGCTAGATCCCTTCTTTACTAAGTTCTTTACTCTCGATGGTGTACTCTATGGGTTCCAAGATATGAACGATCTTTCCTTTGGTCTGTTTGCCGACCTTACCGAAGAGGGCAAGAATGTCCAAGAGAACTTAGCCACCATGGTGTCTTATCTGTACCGCCCTGTAACTAAGATGAACAGATGGAACAGATTTAAACTAAGAGTTATGGAAGCCATTGCCAAAAGGACCACAACAGTCTGGGCATTAAAGATGGTGTACAAGCTTTTAGATTCTATAAAGTTCGAGATCGAAGAGTACGATCCTGTTAAATGTGACATGCGCTATAAGGCCATAAAAAAAGCACCCGCCTCGGCAGCACATAATGTCGCTAGTTTTTTTTTGATTTTATCAAAGGAATTGCAGACAAATTCCCGCAGATCTATGGTGATGATGCTAAAGGAAACAGTGAAGACGATGAGGACTCAAGCTACCTTGATCAGGGACAAGCAAGAGCAGACTTAAGTGGCTGGGGATGGTTCCCTATAGTCTGGCGTATCTCCGGAGAGAACGCTGCAAACCTTGATAATGTAATGCGCCAAAATTATCTTACCATACTTACCACCATTGCTTACTTAACTGACAAAGCTAAGCAAGAAGAATTAGAAGCCGCTAGGATAAGGAAGGGACGTTAGAAAAATAATCTGTTTTCATATTTACTTATATGCCAGTAACTACACAACTACAATTAGTCGACAGACTTAGGGATACAGCATCGGCTCACAAAATGGTTAGCGATGTACGCTATGGGTTCTTAACCGACATAGATGACATGCCGGATTTTACCCCTCCGACAGTCTATATTATACCTTCTCAGGTTAACGTACCCAGGGATGGGATCTTTGCTTACCAGTTCCAATTGGTGTGCTTCGATATGCTTCTCCCAGATAAGTCCAACTTCGATGATGTAATCTCGGACTGTACTGGTATTCTGATTGACATATACACTAAGCTTTT